TATAGAAACCGCTCAGTCCGGCAACGGCATCTTCTTCGCTGCTAGCTGCGTTAATAATGTCGCTAATAGCAGTCTGCATTTCCTGAGACGTTGCGGCTATCCCTGCGCCTTGCTCCTGGAACACACCGCCAAGCCTAGTGATCGACTCCGACATTGCGCGCTCTGCATTAACCTGAGCGTAAGCAGCATCGACAACGCCAGATAGCGCGTCCTGGAAGTCGCGAAGTTCAGATTCGGCTTCGCTATAAATACCGCCAGTTGCTTCAATCTCAATTTTTGCTTGTCTTACGGCTGCTGTTACTTCATCGTTGCTGGAAGCAAAATTAAGAAGAGCGCTTGTTCCACCCCCAGCAATGGTTCGCAATGTTTCAATTTCGGTAGCATACTTTTTCGGGTCATCTGCCTTCAGGGCATCGGCAAGCTTTGTCGCCGCCGGTGTTAGCTTGTTCGCGAAAGAGTCGGCAAGTTCGCGGTTGCCCGAAATAATTGCATCGGACCAATCTTTGTAAGAGAAGCCAGATTCTTGCAACGCAAGACTAAGGTCTGTTCCAAAGGTTGAAATTAAAGCGTCCAGAGCTTCCTGGTTTGCCAAATCTTGCAATTCGCTCTGGTCAAAATCGCCCCTCAAGCCAGCAGTACTAAGATTAAAGGCGAACACAAAGGGATTTTCCCTTTCGGCGGCTGCGGCCAGTTCTTTGGCAAGCCTTTGGGCTAAAATAGCTTTTGTGTTTTTCCCAATAGCAATAGCCTGACGATCGAAGGCATCGGAACTGTCGTCAAGCAGAGATGCAAGTGCGCTCTCTTCGCCACTGGCGACGGCAAGGGCACGAGAATAATTGCTAATCTCATCTCCCGCGCCGCTAACGGCGTCACCAATCACGGTGAATTGGCCAATGTTTTCAGCCGTGGCATTAGCAAAATCACGGCTGTCCTGCTTTACCGCCTCGAGGATAGAGCCCCAGTCTTCAAAACGTTGCGATAGGTCTTCTGTTTCAGCATTAAGCTCGGACATCTTGCTAATAAGAAACTCAACACCAGCAGAGACGGCAATAAAAATGCCAACACTTCTAATGTTCGCCAAGCTTTTTAGAGCAGTGCCGTATAGCTTTGTTTGCCTAGCGGCATTAGCAGCAGCAGTGCCGAAAAGCCGAAGCCTAGAAGTTGTCGAAACCACAAAAGCTCCAGCAACGGTAAGGCGTCCTTTTAGAACATTCAAACTCGCGCCGTAGCGAATCGTGTTAACGGTTGCGGACTTTGTGGAAATTGCACTTTTGATGTTAGCCAAGTTTGCTTTAGCCTGAGCCAAATTGCTTTGCCTGATAGCACTTGTTTTCTTCAGCTCTGAAACTGTTGCTGAATCTGTAGTTTCGCCAAGTTGTGCGATTTGAATTTTCGCCAAGGCTGTTGTTGAATACAATTCAGTCATTGCCGTAGCGCCAGCCGCAAGACCGGCACCAAGGCTAGCCAACGCGCTAACAACAAGTGCAGCAATACCAGCAAAAGAGGCAAAAATTGCGCTAACGCCGATAATAAACGAACCCACCTTTGAGTTGGCAATAAACTCAACAACATTTAAAACCTTGCTCAAGGCCTCAACGGCAATACCAATAGGACCAGACAGGCTACCAAAAGCTGCAATAACAGCAGAAAGGTTGTTCTTCAGAACAGCAATTCGCTCCGTCAGGGTCTCTGTAATCACACCATATTGTTCTTGAAGTTCCGTGCCCTCTTCGAATCCAATCTTTGCCAAGTTTATTTGTTCCCTGACCTGCTCAACACCCTGCGCAAGCTTTAGCAGGGTGGGAACGTCACGCACGGAGGTTATGCCAAGCTGGCGAAGAACGCCATCAGCTTCGGTTCCAGCCGCATTCAAACCCTCAAGAATCGCAATAACCTGTTCCGGACCGCTACCAGCGCCCCAGGCAGAAGTAAACTCTGAAGTGCTTTGATTCGCTATCCTTGCAAAGTCCTCAAGCTTATCGCCACCACCAGCAACGGCTTCTTGAATTTCAGTAAACAGCCTTGTGAAGGTGCCTCGTGCAAGTTCTGGCCTTGTGCCCACTGAAGCCAGCGCGGAAGAGAAGCCAACAAGTTCGGCGGCAGAGAAACCAGCAATGTTTGCAACGGAAGCAATCTGAGATGAAATGGCAATAATGTCGGACTCCGTGGCAACGGCGTTGACACCAACCTTCAGGATTGCAGAGCCAAGTTTTTCGAACTGACCGTTGACGCCATCAACAAGCTGATCCAGCCGACCAAAAGCCGTGGCGGCAGAGTCAATAGTCACATCTGTCGTTGCGGAAAACTTTGCAACCGCTGAAGTAAACTTGCCAACACTTTCCGTAGCAATATTTAGCTGACCGGCAAGAGTTGCAATCTCCGCAAGATCGGCAAAGCTGACAGGTATATCCTGGCTTAGATTAACAAGGTCGTCGCGAAGTTTTTGCATTTCAGTTGAAGCAGCACCGGCCCCATTGGATGTCGTTCTAGCGACATCAGCAAACGCACGCTCGTAATCGGCCGCCACTTTAACCGTTGCGCCAATAGCTGCAACAATTGCCCCGCCGAAAATTTTTGCAGAATTTGATACATCGTAAAGAGCGTAACGCAATCGTGGCAAGTGCGAAGTAAGGGCGACAATGTTCCTGTCGACGCTTTGAATTTGACGGTCCTGAGCCAAAAACAAGTTTAGAGTTTTCTTTACAGCACCCTCGTTGATCGATTCCCTTACGGCATTATCAATTTTCTGCTGAAGCTGTGCAACCTTTTGTTGTTCCTCGCTTGGAAAAATATCATTAAGCTTAATCTCACGAAAGCCAAGACTCCCCAGCTGAGCGTTTGCGCTACCGGTTTGAGCATTAAATTGCGATTGAGCTTTTTGTAGCTCCTGCCCAAGTTTCTCCGCATCACTTTGAGACTTTTTGAGCTGAGCTGAAAGTTGAACAAATTCTGCTATTGCCTGCCCGTTTCCAGACTGCGCGGCGGGTCCAATTTCAATTAGCTTGTTTTTGATCTGGTTGACGTCTAGAATAAGCTGCTGTGACTTTGCGCTAGCTTCTTCGAAGTTCAAAAGCTCCGCAATGCCAGCAGCTCCAGAGCTTCCTTGAATATCTTTTAAAGTTTGCTTTAGCTGGTTGATCGGCTCAAACTGTGTCGCAAGCTTTGCGCTCTGAGAGGTGTCCGTCAGGGAAGAAAAAGTTTCCGCTACCTCTTTGCGGAATTCAGTGTTTAGCCTTCGCATCTCCTGGAAGGCATCCTCTGCTGAAGAAAAGTCGGAGATCGGGGTTACGGGTTTGTTTAGAAGCTCTTGCAGTTCATTTAGTTGCGCGACAGCGGGCGCTAGATTTAAATCAATCTTTTCGCCGGATAAGAAATTCGATAAAGAACTTCCGGCCTCGTTGAGCTGCTTGGAAAGTTGTTGAATCTCGCCGCTGGATAGTTGAGAAAATTCGCTCTGCAACTTTTTCAAGTCGATAGCGTTTAAAGCGGCAGCGCCTTCCTTGCCGGTTTTGCTTAAAGCATCGCGCAAAGAATTTACAGACTTGACGCCTTCCTGCGTCGCCTTCCCTACATTTTTGGTAGCTTTGGCTGTGGCATCAGCAGATGAGGCGTATTGATCCTGAAACTTAACGAGGTCTTGCAGGCTGCCAACAAGATCGTCAAGATTGTTCTGAAGGGAATCTACACTTTTTACAACTTTTTGAACGACAGAGGGGAAGTTGGTCGTAGCATTAATGCCAACATTAAGGTCCTGTTCAGCCATACAACTATTCTACCGTACCGGCTATTTTTTGCCTTGTAGAATATGGGGCTCTCTGGGCGAAAATGGTTTTTGCGCGACAGCGCCACGTTTTTGCTCCTGCTCCTCGAGCCACTCCTCCCTTGTTGGCATTTCGCCGCCATCCATTACCCTTGGCTCTGCAATAAAATACCGACCGTGCGCCTTGTTCTTCTTCTTGCCCTCTGCTTCTTGGGCGCGCTCAATGGCGGCTCTAGATTTGGACACTCTGGCTTTGGCGTCAAAGGTTATGCGATCCGACTCATCCCACCAAAGGGGGATGCCATCGCGATACCAATCTTCTAAAATGTAATGAGCCTTGAATAATCTATAGTCCCAAGCGTTCCAACTAATGTGCTCTGGGTCATTAAATATAACAGCAAGTGGCGGTTGACCGGACTTTACTGCGGCTTTAAGAAGGGTCCTAAACCAGGAGTGGTCCCCCCAGGTTAGGACTTGGCTAAAAAATCTTCATTCACCGACATCATAAACAAAGCGGTAGCCGCACGCATCTTCTCCAGCCCCTCAGTGATGGTTGTCAAGGAAGCAAGCGGAAGAATGCGACGTAGCTCATCTGCTTCCTCGAAAGTAATACCTTCTTGTTCTTCGCCATCGGGAGAAACAATTCTGGAAATACCAGCCTCCCAAAGCAAGGAAGTGAAGTAGCGATCCCGCTCAACATTCTCGACCTCTTTGTCTTCCATCTCCCCTGTAACTTGATTCATTTTTGTAACAGTTTTGATGGGAAACTTTTTAACTGCTTTGTCGAATAAGTCTTGACGAGAGCCTTCCGAAATGCCAGTAAGGTGAAAAACGTATTTAGCTTCACTCATTTCGTCTAGAAGTTTTTGCCTAGCGTTCAAAATTTCTTCATGCTGCTTGAGAAGCTTGTCCAGAGCCTTCTTGTCGGCACCAGCACTGTCCATCTGGTTTGAAATGGAATTAATTGCTTCATTGATTTCAGCAATCCTAAAAGCCACATTCTCGTCAATAAAAACATTGATTTCGTCTTTGGGGTAACCGCGATCTTTTACAACATCAACAATATTAAACTTGCCGGGCTTCTTGGCTTCGTTAACTATTTCTTCAATATCAGACAATTTTCCTCCTACGGATTCAATAACAGAATCTTATCACGGGCAAAAGAAAAACCCCCTCCGAAGAGGGGGCGTTTCCTTGTCGGGTAGTTGCTAGGAGACAGTTACCGCGCAGGTGTCGGTTCCAGCATCAGGCGAAGTTGCCGTGATGGTTGCGGTTCCGGTTGCTACGGAGGTGACGATACCACCCGAAGAAACAGTAGCAACGCTAGCGTCGCTTGTGCTCCAGGTCATACCGTTGGTGTAGTTACGTCCACCCCATGTAGCGGTCAATGCGTCGTGGTCACCAACAGAGCTAGCGAGAGTCGCTGGGGAAACCGCAGGGGTTCCTCCACCAACAACCGTGCGCACTGCGTAGTCACCCTGTGGGAGCATGGTGACGGTGTAGCGGAATGCTTCTTCACCGGTTACGGACTCGGCGTAGCCGTCAGTCATAACCTTGAGAACGTGCACGAACTCGCCATCAGCAGCAACGGCAGCTGATTCAGCGCCATCGATACGCAGAACAATGTACCCGCTTGTGCGAGGTGCGTCTAGCGTGTCGTATACCAATGAGTACTTGCTGGATGCGTCATCGAAGTTAGCTGGGTAGTAGAAGGAAATTCCCCCACCCCAGTTAGCGAATCCACGGTCAAAGGTCTTACCAAGAGCCGTGATTGCTGGGTCTTCGAGCTGGTTGGATGCTTCGAGGTTGAAGTCGAAGTCGTTCCAGGAAACAGCGTCGGAGAGGTCAAGGCAGGCGTTGATCTCGGCTGCGGTTGGGTTCTTGTAGTCAGCGAAAGCGCTGGTAGCGCCCCACCACACGCGGATGTTACCGCTTGCGGGTACCTTTACGTCAGTCATTATGCAGCCACCTCGTAGTTCCAGTTAACGAAGTCGTTAGCAAAGAAGGACTGGCTAATGCGAATGTTCTCTCCGTTGCCAACAACGTCGATACCATAGTCAGTCTTTACAGCGACCATCTTGATGCGATCACCAGCGGCGAATGAGTCTGTGCTCAGACCACCGGTGCGCATGATTGCGATGTACTCAATGTCGGGGAATGCCATGAGGTCAAGTGCCTCGTTGAATTCTCCAGCAGCAGCAGTGTCCGCGTCGCGGAATGCTTCAAATACAACCTCGGGGTTGTAGAAAGTTGGGCTCGAAACGTTACCGGCGTCGCAGAAAGTCAGCGAGTCGTCGGTGTCAGAGTCCCCAAGTGTGAACGTCGTTCCATCCTCGTTGAGGGCACAGGTAATGTTCTTTACCAGGGCACCGTTCAACTCGGCAGCCGTCGGAGCCGTGCGGTCAGCAAAGGCTTCGGGGTATGCCAGACAGAGCGTAACGTTTGCACGATACATTCTGGTGTTAGCCATTAGTTTTCATCCTCAATATCGATATCGGGTTTGGGTGTTACGTTTACCTCTGGTGCCTTTGCACCTTTGGATTTTTTCTTGCCCTCGAATTTCTTCTTAGCAAGAAAGTTTATTTTAGGGCTCTCGGCAGCCTTTTCTTCGACCGTGCCGCCCTTGTACATTTCGGGAATGTATGGTTTGGCGTCGTCTTCAACGGCGACAAGATATTTACTGAAGTGTGGGTGCTCCAGCATCTTTGGGGCCACGTCAGAGACTTGTCCGGAGACAGTGTTAAGCGCAAGTACCATACATCTAGTTTACCACCGTTTTATGGCGTGATATAGGCACCAGGGCTTGTAGTGTTCATTGGAAAGCTAAACTCCGCCATTGCCATGTAAAGGTGTGGGACACCATCTCTAGCGGCAGCAACAAATGTAGAACTCGAGGAACCTGGAGTCAAAAACTGCACATTGTCATAAGACCAGCCAATAAGGTTGTCAACTATGATGTTTAGACCTTTGCGGCACTGCTTGGGCGTTGGTGCAATAATGCCAATATCAAAACCAGATTCGTATTCATCCTGGCGAACACCAGCTATTGCGGTATTGCTTGGCAGTCTAGAAAGACCATGCCACGCAATGACAATATAGGGCTTTACGCGATTGTCAACCTTAAGAAGTTCTTGCTCGTTCAAGATGTAATCTTCATAAATTTCATATGAAGAAAACTGCGTTTCAATATGCGAAAGAATTGCATCCTGCGTTGTAATTAAATTAAAACCACTCATTAGTACTCCAGACTCGTTCCCTTGAATGCTCGTCTTAGTCTTTCTTCTCCGCGCCTCTGTAGGTAAGAACCGGGATCGCCTTTACCGCCAGCCTGATAAAAATCAATTCTAGCCTGTTTCCAGGCGGCAGAAAATGCGGCCTGAGTTCTTCTTGAAACGGCGTCTCTAGATTTAAACAAAGACCCGGCTCCTTCAATCCATCTTCTCCGGCCATCCTTGAACTGCGCCTTGCCTGTTGCCGCAGTGGCCACTGGGTCAAAAGAGCCAGTTGACCAAAAACCAATTTCTTGTCCAAGAATGTAGGGAGCGCGTTGCTCTGCATGTCTAGACCAACCCCAAATACCTTTCCATGTGTCACCAGATGGAATTATCCGGGAATCTAAAGAATCGTACATGTAACCAGTATTTTCCCTACCCTCACTCCTACCATATGGAGCAAATCTCACGCCGTAATGGTTTCCCGACATTCGAGACTTACCCCACTCGGTTTTTGCATTACGCAAAGCTTTTCTGGTCTCGGTAACACCAGACGTGGCAAGATTTTTTACAACAGCTTTTATCTGATTTTGAAAATAAGGCTCAAAACCTTCAACTTGACTTTTTAGCCTAGTAACCGCAGTCTCGGTTTGGATGGAAAACTTAAACATTAGGCAAGCCCCGACTTGACGTCTGCCTCACACTCAATAGTAAGCAACCACGCATAAGAAGAATTGATGGCAGAGGAAATGTTGAACTGTAGGTTTTCTAAATCGGGAAACTTTCCGCCATCGGTTACGCGGACCATCAAACCCGATCGAACAAAAGCGCGGGTTTCATCTAAAGGTACCTGGAACCTGACCCGCCTGCTAGCCAAAACGGACTTTCCGGCATCGGGATCACTGGTGTTATAAGCAATGGGCTGTATGCGGGCCTCGCCTGTCCACAACACCGTCTCTGTTCCCGTGGAGGTATTGGTCCATTCATTCCAAACAAGGTTCTCAAGGTTGGGGTCAACGATCTGAATCGTGCCGTTAAACCAGCGCGAAACAATTCCAGACATCTCGGAAGAGATGGCAGCGAAATCAATTTTAGAACTCTTAGATATAGCCATCTAGTTCCACCAGGGGTATGGGTCCGCTATCCCGTCGTTGTTATCATCAATGAACATTGCAATCATGTTGAAGTACTCGTTCGACTCATCCTGCAAAGCCTCCTCGCGGAGCTGTGCGGCTAGTTTACGCAAAGACTCAGCAATACGGTCACCGTTGACTGTTAGGTCGTCAGAGGACCAAGATTTGAGCAGTAGGGCCTGGGAGCCAGCAATGGTCTCCAGGCAACGCGCGGCAGCCAGCTTTACGTTATCCCCATACATTGTGAGGAACGCGCCGATCTCAGAATCACTAAAGTACAAGTAGGTACCGCTGCCAGCGGCAACATTGGTGGGATCAGTGTCCCCAAGCAAAGCGCGAACTTTGCCAACGTCGGTAGTAAAGTCAGCGGGTGCGACACCAGTATTAGCCATGACTCTATTTTAGCGCATAAAAAGACCCCGACCCGGAGCTAGGAGGGAAGGGGGTAAGCTCGACGGGCCGGGGTCAACCAGCAGGAGGGGGAAGCTGGTGATACTAATTTACCACAAAAATAAAGGCCCCCGACAGAAACGCCGGGGGCCGATATTTTCAGTTATTAGGAACCGGCTCCAGTGGAGTAACGGAGTCCATCCTGAGTGATGTTGAATGCCTGAACAACGTGGCGGACGCGAGTCTGTACGTCGTCCTCATCGAAGCTTCCGTCGCGGACGGGAACCTCTCCACCAGCGAGGGTGAAGTGTCCGTTGTCCTTGATGGAGATGAGTGGCGTGCGCGCACCGGAGAGGAAGACCTCCCAGAAGTACGGGCGAACCTGAAGGTCAGGAATAACGAACCACCATGCGTCGGTCTGCGATCCGGAAACGGTGTCCAGAGCGTTGAACTCGATGGGGTTGAAGGGGCTCGTGTAGAGGCTCGGGTTGATGAGACGCTCTTCGGAACCAGCAGTGGTGCGAATCTGCTGAACAGCAAACAGTTCGCGAACGGTCATCGCCAGGGCGGTGCCGTAAACCAGCTTGTAGTTCGAGGCCACAACGCGGTTGCCACCAACGGTGTCTTCGCGCGAAGCTGCCATAGCGGTCTCGAGGGCCGAGTAGGACAGCGCGGGGTTGGACGCGAGGCCCTTGCCCGAGAAGCCACTTCCAACAGCACCAGCGGAGGTCACGAACAACTTGGCCAGAGCGATGTCCTCTTGACGCGCAGCGTACTGTGCGAACTGAGAGGTCATGCGACCGATCATGTCGAAGTTACCAATGCGACGCAGGGACTCCCACGACATGCGGGCGCGGACGCCGTGCTTGCCTTCGAATTCCTTGTCGAGCTGTGTGGTTGTGAAAGGAACGGCGGGGTACTCTGCGTACTCGCCTACTGCGGGAAGACCACCGGCGATGAATTCTTCACCGGTCTCGGAGACGAGGTTGCTTGCGTCAACCTGGAAGTCGCCGAAGCGAATCGTTCCGAAGTTGTCCTCAATGTGCTCGTCAGCGATCTGGTTCCACACGTTCTGCTCGGCAGCGTACTGCGCGAGGAAGATAACGTTGATAGCAGGCTCCAAAACGGTAGGAATGTCCGAGCTGGAGATTCCTTCCTGAAGCATCACCTTTGCACGAAGGTCACCGGACAAAGCGTTAGTCAGAAGCTTTGCAGCTTCAATCTGACGCTTGCTGGAGCGCTCTTCGATCTTGGCGATCTCCTGCTCAACTACTTTAATGTTAGCCATTAGTTAAATCACCTATTCTTAGTTGTTGATGCGAACGTGGACGTCGCCTGCAACAGCGCCTTTGGCCTTGACTGCGTAGCCAACGAGTTCGTTAGAACCGGTGTCCGAGTCAGTGGTCAAGGCGGTGCCGTAGGTTGCCGCACCCGCAAGGTAGATAGCAGCGCCAACAGCTACGGCATCAGCGGTGGTTCCACGGAACACACCGATGTGACGCACGGTGGCGTAGTACGAGGAGTCGGCCCCCAAAGCAGCGCTGGTCTCTGCGACACCAACGATTCCACCGAGAACAACAAAGTCACCAGTGGCAACAGCGGAGTTCACGACGTAGTTCAGGGATTCTCCGTTTACGTTGATTTCGTTCAGAGCCATTAGGCACCAACCTTCACGTTGAGAATGTCAGAGAGGCGAGGAGCCTTCTCTTGAGTGTTAACGATAACGGTCTCTTCGTTCTTGGAAGAAGCAGCAGCTTCCTCCTTGAAGTGCGACTTCACGGACTCAACGAAAGCCTTCTGGTTTTCGATAGCCTCGGTCAAGTCAGCACCGGCACGAAGTGACTCGTAGACAGCCTTGCGAGAAACCTCGGGAAGGTCAGCGTTCACGAGCGCCTCAGCAACAGCCGCAACGTCAACTTCTTCCTTCTCTTCGGTCTCCACAGCAGGGGCAAGGGCTTCTGCAACAGCAGCGGCTACCAAGTTTGGCAGCTCAGCAAGCTGGTCGCTCAATTCCTTGAGTTCCATATCTGAGTTTCCTTCTTTCATATTAGTTACGGTTTCTGCGACTGTAGGAGCAGCAGTACCATTTTCCCCGCTCTTGGCTTCTCCAAGTGCGGAAACTTTTGTTAGCTCGGAAATTGGGTGGCCCATAAGCATCTGGGTCGGCTCCCACTCTCCGTCTTCGTCGCGCCAAATCCGAACAAGCGCTACTGGCGCTTCAGGAGATGCCGGGACCGCAAGCGGATCGCCCTCAAAGGGAAACACGCCACTGGTCATAATATAAGCAACTTGACCATAAGCCATGTCGCCACCGTGGTCCATGCGGACCAAGTCTTTTTCTTTAAGCTCACCGGGCTCTGCTTCAGCCTTACGCTTCTTTTTCTTTTTCTCGTCTTCGTCGTCCGTGTGATAGGACTCGGAACCCACCATAGAAATTGCGGCCTCATACAACTTGTCGGCAAGTTTCGAACCGGGGCGACCTGGATAAGAAACCAGATCGACCGAGTTCTGGACGTGGGGAACAAGGTTCTCAACAACGACATCACCGTCGTCGTTATAGTTCCCTTCGCCCATAGCATAGATAGAAAGACCAGTATGGGGAGCGACGGCTTCCACAAACTCTTTCCAATGTGGCATGACACTTACTTCAGCTACCAGACCAACGCCCTTTTCGTAACGAGCGTCCTCCGCTAATACACCGATTAGATTCTTGGGTGAGCGGATATCGGACTCGTCGCGAGGGTGGTCAACATACGAGTGCGTGCCTTTTTTAAAAGCCTTCGGGCCATACTCTTTGAGCATTTTCTCCGTGTAAATACCGGAAGAACCTTTACCCGGAGTAATTAAAACGGCACGCCAATTGTTGCCAGACTTGACCGGCGCAGAACTAGACTCTGTAAGCAGTTGTGGCATGTAACAATATTATCACGATTTTATCTAGGATTATTTTGGTTGTCCCTGTTCAGGTTGTCTCCGTTAGATAAATCATCAACACCAGCACCCGAGTTTCCTTGAGAGCTTGCAACATTGTTCGGGTTGCCACTTCCCACACTATTTCCTGTGGTAGCAAAGCTTCCATCATTGTTAGGAACCAGCACACCGCTAGGGATTTGCCCAGGTGCTTCGATACCCAACTGCTCGGCATATGCCGACTGCATCACATCAGCATTGAACAAGCCCGTCATCCAAGCTTGCGACAACGACTGGATGTTGCGGTACGCAGGGTCCACAATAATGTTGTTAAACGTGACACTAGGCTCAGGAACACCCATCACCCGCAAAACGCGGATAAAGAAATCTTCCCAACTACCCTGACGTGCGTAAGCAGCGTTCAAGGTGGACTGGTCCAGAATGGGAGCGCCACCGCCACCGATCTCACCAGGCCCAGATAGCAAAGCATCTACAGAAACTTCCATCGCCGTGGCAGCCATGGCAGCCAGCGGGCGACCCGTGCTCAAGTCAATCGAGTTGTTCCGTGGCATGGCAGCAATATCAATGTCAGCGCCAGTCACCGCAGTCTGCGCGACATCCTTATTGCTAACCAGCTTAGAAGAGATGTTAGCCCCACCCTTAGCGGTCTTGGACTTCACTTGCCACGCAATGCTCGATAGAGCCTTGAGCATCTTCGAGCCATCCTTGAGGTACTCGGAGTACGCCCACGACCAAGGCAAAGCTGGCAAAGCGTCAGGAATGCCCCACAGCGAACCGGTCTCGTCGTTTGCCTTAGTGTCGATCATAACAAAGTTACGGTCCACCGGAATGTCGTTGATCCGTGCGACAGGCTTCTCCACATAGTCCAGTGGGTACCACACCTTGACGGTCTCCGCCAGGTAGGAGTTGTACGGGTCGGTTACTGGCTGACGAACCTGGTACTCGCGCAAGTAGTAGCGAATGATCTCAGGGTCATCGGGGTCGGTAGCCCAACCAGCGATCTCGTCCAAAGGCACACGAGAGAACTTGCGATTACGCTTGTCGTAACGCACAAAAAAGTTACCATCAGTAAACAAAGCGCGTTCGTTCTTCTTGCACGCACTTTCGCTAAACAGAACAGTCTGGTTTACAGAATCTTCAATGATTGCTTGAAACCTTGGGGGCAACGGATTGTTCCGTGAAGACATCTTGAAACCGCGACCAAAGATATAAGAAGCGCGCAACATTGCGCCACGCTTCAACACTGGGTTAGAAGCGGCCTGCCTGCGTGCCTGACGGGACACAGTTTTGACATCTTCTAGCCGAATACCCTCATCGGTGAACTGATTAAGCGGAGACCAGCCCTTTTCGTCAAATTCCAGCGTAGCCCGAGCCAAAGCAGAGTAAGACTCCGCCAAGACCTCATTGTTCTGAGAAAGCTCCTGAATTTGTTCCAAAAGCTGTTGAGACTCGTCTGAAGCTCCAGTAAAACGATCGAATATGCCCATAGAACTATATTACCAGTAATTGTCGGAGTAGAAGGAATGCTCGTCAAACATTTCCTCAACGCCCATAACCACGTCTCCCGGTTGCAAACCATCCGTCGGTGTCATATCGATCGTGCACAGGATCGCAGCGTCCAAATTGTCCGGAGAGGACATCCCCGAACGTTTCATCTCGTCCTTAGAAGTCATCTGAATAGCACCCCGCTGCGAAAACTTATAAGTCTGGCTAATCAACTCCTCCCGGAGTTCATTATCGTCATAGTCAAGATCAAGCTTCCCGTCCGACATCATCTCCCGAAAAGTATCATAATGCCACGCCCTAGCATTAAGCCACCGTGTCGCATCAGGGCTAGAAGACGAGTTGTTAATAGCACCAACGCTATAAGCAGCGTCCCTAAACTCATCAAGACGTAACAAAGCATCAACCACACCACCACCAACACCGTTAACGTCAATATTAATAATCGTCGCCATAGTTCTCTGAGCATGAGCGTGCACTCTCCTCGCTGTTTCAATCAAGTCCAACTTCGACCAAGCATCAATGCGTCTGACTCGCCCTCCAATGTTCTCGTACAGAACATTCTCGTCAGACCCAAACCGCGCCACATCCAAACCCAGCACGGGCAGTACACTACCATCCTCCTCAATAACAGTGTCATACGCAGTATCCAAAACACCCTGCGGGAAGAAAGTATTATCCGCCTCGTCGGGGAACTCCCCCAACACCTTAGCCTTGTACCGTGCAGAATCCTCCCCCCACGCCCGCTGCTTGTGCTCAACCCAGTCAACGCTGGTGAGGCCATTTAAAAAATTTTTTTGATCCTCTACGTCAGGATAAACAGCCTCCTGAGTAAACGTAGGTAAATCGAAAGCGCTGATCGTATGGAGGGACCAGTCCTGTGATAATTGAGGATCAGTAAAAATTCTGTGAAACTCAGTACCTCGTCTATCCGGGTTGCCAATCGCCAGAATGCGGGAGCCTGCGCCCGTGGCAACCGCCTCAGCAGCGGTGAACATATCTTGAGGAAGTCCACCAGCCTCATCAAGAAAAACAAAAGTATTTCGCTTACGAGTACCCTGAAAAGACGAGACAATATCCTGGTCACTCGGTCTTTTTCCGAAGACCAAAAACTCTGCACCATTTTCACCATCCAATTTCCACGCTAACGTTTCCGTTATCCTACCAGGAAGCGGCGTATTGTTTACATCCGCTAGTCCTTTGTTTACTTTAAGATACGCGAAGATGACCTTTTCAATCTGAGACAACGTCGGCGCGGACACAATACACAACGTATCACTCGGCGCGCCAGTAGCAACAATCCAAGTAATCAAATCCGCCACCACCGCAGACTTACCGCAACCGTTCGCGCTCTTCACTGCGGTGCGAGACGAGCCCATAAACGAATGAACAATCTCCGCCTGCTTCGAATACCAGCGCTTACCCAAAACATCCGACAACCACGCCTCCGGGTCGTCCTGATAAATCCGCAACCGAGACCTAACCCGCATCTCATCAATAGCGCCCGAAAGAACGCTACTCAAATATGTGTTCGTTGAGGACACTCTCAGCCCTCCTCAAACCTTGCTCCACCAAATCGTCAACCTCAGAATCAGACGGCACGCCATCAAACGCTTTAAAGCCAGCAACAATATATTGCAAAGCCGCATCAAACGCAGCCGCAAACATCTTCGAATGCGCCACCGTGATCTTATCAATATCAGAATCCACCAACTTACGGCGAGCATCAAGCCGCTCACTAACCAACCGCAAACTCTTTAACACCACGTTGGCCACACCCGCAAACTCCTGCGGTCCCACCCCGTCCAACATCTCAAAAGCCTTATCCTTCAAGCTGCCCGCCTCAATCAGCAGCAACCGCTCCTCCTGACGATCCGTCAACCAATCCTTCGAATCCAAAAGGTGCGAAATTCGCTCCGCAACATACTGCGGCTCCAGTCCAGTGATCTCCGCAATCTCCGCAGGTGACCGACGAGCCAACGACAACAACTTCTCGTCCAACGACGACTTCTCTAACTCCATGGGTACATTCTACCCCTTTGCGCCAAAAACCGAAAAAGAAAAAAAATAAACGTGCGAGTGGAAGATACTATTATTAGTGGCGTCCGCTGGCGCTCTGAATTGTTTCGCCCGCTTTTGGCGAAACGATTCGGCGGTAGCGACAACGCCACATATGGTAAGCCCCATCGGTTTTTATTGATAGTAGAGCGAAGCGATTCCTGCGCCCCGATTTTGGGCGCTAATAAAGAGTTTGGAGCGAACGCTCCGCCATATATACCCCCGGAGGGCGAAATTTTTGTGGGCAGTTTTACGACTTGCCCAGGTCGTGTTCTCTAAGCTACCAGGATAAGCACCACCAGAAGAATTACTACTAGGGTGACTGCTAGCCTGTCTTTGCGTTTCTCGCTCCACTGTGGGGCGATGTAGGTCTCTCGGCGTTTCATGTTTTGCCTTTCGTTTTTTGTGTGAGCCTTTTTAGGACTTGCTCAGGTCGCTGGGTTTTGACTTAGCTATAAGTCACTCGGCGATTTTCTTCGTTGGTCTCGAAGTCCACCTCGCTCATGTCGAAGTCATCTTCAATGTCCCCTCCGGTGATTTCGGCGCGGGTTGCTGTCCCCCTCACGTCCTGGGTGTGTGACCAATACCCTTCGCGCTCGACTTCCCCGCTGTAGTTCATTTCGTAATCGGTGGGGATATCGAACAACTCGGCGAGCTTGTCGAACTCCTCGCATAGATTCTCGTTGCTTGCGTGAACCGTAACCGCGCGCCACACATCATGGAATCGCGGGTCTCGTGGGTGGTGCTCCAGCTGCCTCAGTGTTGCCGAGACTAGGCTGGTGATGAGCAGGTCTTTCTGCTCGTTGTTCATCTCGCCAGGGTTGAAGTCCTCATCGTCTCGGATTGCTCGCGACTCGGTTACTTCTTCGGGCAACTCCTCTAGCGCTCGAACACCGTCCCCGAAAGTACCGCGTAGCCTTGCTACCCTTAAGGCGCTTTGGGCTAGTAGGGCAATATCGGGGTGGGTCTCGTCATACTTGGGCAGGTTTCCCGCGTAGTGACTTAGTGCCATTTCGAGACTGCGCAAGCGCAGACTGGAAACTAACAGGTTGCGATTGTTGCGCTCTGATATCTGTCGGCGCAATTCCTCTTGGCGCTCTTGGCGATACTTCATGCTTTCTTCTAGCTCGTTGGCTTTTCTCTGCCAGCGCGTTAGTTCATCTTGAAGCTCGCTAAAGCTCCTGGTTACTTCTTGGGTTTCTTCGTTGTCCATTTTTTCTTTCCTTTGTTTTTGGATATGCGAAAGACACCGGCGGGTGCTGGTGTCTTGATTTTGCTCTGTGTAGTTTAGAATTTTCGACTGCTACCCGCTGGCGATTTTTTGCTTGCCACCCGCTGGGCTTCCTCTAAGTCTAGGCCCCGGCGGTCTTTAGCGCAAGCTCATTTGGGTTTTTTTTTGACTTTTTTTTTGCTTAGTCTTATTGATAATGATTATCAATATCTCGGCTACTCCCCTAACCAGAATGTTTTTTCTTGTAACCCTTTACCCTGCTAAAGCAAGCGCCACTCTGAACCCTTAGCTTTACGCCGGAGGCTTGCTGGGCAGGTTTTGATAAAGCTTTTACTGTGCGAGGAACGAGCGCCTTTCGCCTTTGACTTTGATGCGCCCCGCTTTTGGGCGCAATAGGGCGTGCGCCCTGGCGCGCCTTATTGCTTTTACGCCCCGGTTTTGGGCGCTAACAATTGTCCACGCCTTCGGCGTGGCGTATGCCCCGCTTTCGCGGGGAGGAGCGCTAGCGACCTGGTTTGGCGACCCGGCTCCAGTCAGTACGCCCCGATTTTGGGCGTGCTAGGCTGTAGAGCCATTTGGGGAGCGCCGAGGGCGTAGCCCCCTTTTTTGAGCCCCCCCCATTAGGGGCGAAAAAAAGCACCGCGACCGCAGGGAGCCATAAAGCGTGCGACCGCCAGGGAGTGCCTAAACCCCGAGCGACCGTTAGGGAGCGAGGCGCGAAGGGGGGATAGCATCGCGCCAGCCACATAAAGTTCCAAGCATCGCGCCGGGCTCAGGAAGTTCCAGAAAGCATCGCCGGGTTCACATAAAGTTCCAAGCATCGCCGACCGCACAAGAAGTTCCAGGTAGCACCGCAAGACCGGCACAAAGTTCCAGTTCAGAAGCCGCAGGAGCCCGCCTGGGGGGATAGTATGCCCCCGCCCCCCATGTATATCCGGATTGGCTTTTGGGGGGTTACAATCGATCAAAGATTTTGGGCATAAAGAAACCCTGCCAGTGGACAACGACGACTTCTGGCAGGGTTCCTGGTCTTGGGCTACTTGAGTATGGCTTTCGCTAACTCGAGGTAGGCGCTTACGATTTCGATTTTTTGTGTGTCATCTACTTCGATGATTTTATCTTCATTCATGCTTTTACTATAGTCCCTATACACAAACATGTCAATATCCTTATTATTGAATAATCAATATATTGATATCGTTATAAGGAGCACTAGGAATGTATTTTACGCTTCGGCTTGTTTGAGCCTATCCAACAATCTGACCTTTTTCGATTTAGTCCATTTTGGTACTTGCGGTGCTATTTTGTTTATGTTACTCTTGGGGTAAATGAGCACGAAAACCTTGGAAGGGGTTGAGACAAAATGACGAATCACAAGGAGTGGGAAGACGGCGATGATGCCGAGTTGGAGAATGAGGCTTATTCGGCTGGCTTCTCTGAGGGCAAGGATTCTCTATCTGATGACTTGCGGTTGATGTTTGCGGATTTGGCTGGGGCGCTTCTTGAGGAGATGGAGGTTCATGACGAGCCTTCGCTTCACTTGGTGGAGGGTGTTCACGGTTGGTCTTTGAGGTTGCTGGAGTTGGGCTTCTTGTCCGACAGTGAGTTCGAGCTCTACCACGAGTTAGTAAACGACGCAGGCAAGAGAACGGAGATGGAGTAATGATGAACACAACAGAGGCATATCGCGCGCTGGAGAATGCGGCTTACAAGGAGTGGCATGATGCGCTCATGTCTGGTGCGCTTGATGACGAGGTTCAGAGGGCGTACGACTTTTGGCAAGATGTAGTAAAACTGACATGGAGGGGTGAATAAATGATGACGGTTGATGAAATTATCGACAGGCTCCAGGCTGAGAGACTTCATTCGTGGAATCTTCAGGCACAGATTTTGGCAAGTGCTGAGGGTCGCTTTATGACCCAAGATGAAGATGCTGACAATTCTTACCTGGAGGGGAAGATTGTGGCGTGTGACTACGCCCTGGGAATGTTGATGAGGGCAGTCTGATGATGACCGACTTGTGCGACTACTGTCAGGAGCGCCCGGTGTTCGAGCACTTCACCTCGGCTTGCTATAAGTGTTCGTTCACTTGTATGCGGTGCGAGGAACTGACCGGCTACGACCGTGGCATGGCATATGACGAACTTTGCGATGACTGCGGTGTTGCTGTAGGGTCTACACCAGAGAACCCTTGGAAGGGGGAGAACGATGGATAAGCAGTTCACGGTGTTTGTTGGTGGGGTTGAGGTCAATGACCACCTGCTGACGGAGGAGGAAGGTCTCGCGTTCGTCGAGGAATACGAACTGGAGGGTTACGACGATGTAGTGCTCGTCAAGATAGACCGGGGCTACTTAGACCTGGCTCAAGCGATTGTAAGGGAGAACAGATGAAAAAGCAGCAACCCAAGATAGATGACCTGGGGTGGAAGTTCGTTCGATCGATTGAGTGGAAACACAATGGGCGACTCGTAGAGCGAGGCACGGAAATATCCATAATAGGTCGCGGTCGCATGAAGTTCCTGGAGCATGTAACGAATGCTGATTCTGGTGCCGAATGGATTGATTGCGTGGATAAGAACAAGTCCATACGCTCGTTCAGACCGGAACAGGTCAAGCGGGTTCACTACAAGAAGAAGCTGAGGTAATGATGTACAGAGTTGAGCATGAAGACCAGTACGGCAATATTGTCCAGTACGACAGGTTCTTCATCGATCGAAACCAGGCGCTTGCTTTTGCTGAGCGCATGTGGAATATTAGGCAGGACTACGCACGAGTCAGTGTGATAGATACGAAAACAGAGGAGGTTGTTTGTGATTACGAACACTAAAAGGGTAAATGTAAGTATGGAAGCTGGGCACGCTCGTGGAATGGTTGAGCGACGCCAGGAGCTTGTGAAGAAGATTGGGCTAGAGGAGTCCAGGTGGGAAGCTTTACACGCTTACACAGAGCTTGCTGGCTGTGTGCGTGAAGTTGCTAAGCACCACAACAATATTGTCAGTGTGGTTGATGATGTTAGCGCTGGTTATGCGCTGGAAACATCTTTGCTTCTGGACAACAGTCGGAAGTGGCTGGCACAGTCTGAACTCGCGTGTAGGGCTTTAGGCGTGACGGACACTGAGATTACTAATATCAAAACACAGATGGGGGTATAGACAATGGGACTAGATATGTATCTAAGCGTGCGGAAGTATGTCAGCCAGATTGACTTCAGCAAGGGCTATGACGAAGAAGCTGGCTGGAGTCGCGCTGATGACTTCCAGAAGCTTGTTGAGTCTACTGG